TCCTGCTAATCCACGTAACTCTTCTGCTATTGCTTTCACATATGTGTATGAGTTTACAATCGTGCCTTTGTATCTACTACTAGCACATATGTTTAGATAGTCTACAAATATAATCTCAGGATGAAATCCTTTCTTCAATGACAACTCATTCAAAAGTGCTTTGAAGTGACCTACATGTGCAGATGCTGTAGGGTATTCTTTAATAACAAGTTTACCCTGTGTCTTTTTCTTCAACACATCTATCTTAGCACGATACTTTTGTTTTGTCAGTAAGGGGTCTTGGAGTTGTTGGATTGGGATGTCAAGGAGGTTGGCATCAATTCGCTCTGCAATCTTCTCCTCTGCCATTTCACATGTAATGTAGAGAACGTTGCGCCCCTGTAAGAGACAGGAACTAGCGACATGGCACATGAATAAAGACTTCCCGACACCCGTACCAGCAAGAGCGATGTTGAGAGTCTTATTAGGGAGACCACCTTTGGTAATTTTGTTAAGGTAGTCCAAATCAAAGGGGACTTTTTCTTCTTTTCTATGGTAGAAATCGTATCTGTCATCAGCGTCTGAGATGTAATCATGTCCTACTGATTCATCAAAACAAACACCTAGTGCGTCGGACATGATGCTAGGTATAGCATCTTTTGTACGTGTTTTATCTTGTCCGTCAGCAATCTTAACGGATTCCATCAGTGCCAAGTATATAGCACGCTCCTTGCACCATTTTTCAGTTGTGTCAACTAACCATTCATCATTGTAATGGTCTGTGTCAAGGTTATCTAAGAAGTTTTCTATCTCTTGATAGATTTCTTCAGTAATATCTTTCCTCTTTTCTATCTCAATCTTGAGAGCGTTAGGCTCAGGTGTAGTATCAAACTTATTAATGTATTCACTAAGTGTATCGAAGAGGACACGATTAGTAAATGCGTCAAAATACTCTGGTTTTACAAATGGTAAAACCTTTCTTGCATAAGGCTCATTTAATATGAGTTTACTTAGTGCTACTTCTTCTATCTTAAGGCTCATCTGTAAAAAATAATACTTGGTTGAAACGTTTGACTGGGGAGTAGTAAATATCTGCTCCGTGATAAAATTTCTTTCCGTTGAATAGCACAAGTCTATTGTACTTACCCTCGAATGTCAACAGCAATTCATAATCTTTTTTAGACCGCCATGGTTTGACATGCTCTGGTATTGAATCACAATCTTCAACTTCAAACTGATTGGGTGTGGCATACAAGTTAGTGCCTGTGCCCTCAAAGTATATCAATGCTGTATACCCTGCATCTAGATGTGGATACCAATAGTTATCAATGTGGTCGTTGCCTTCATATTCAAATACATTACTCAAACAATCACGACCTGACCCATGATACTTTGCACCACATATGTCAAGTAAATATTCTCCAACTTCCCACAGGTCATCATTCGGAAAATGATGTCTCATGTCATGGAATAATTTACCATTATAACCTGGGTCATCTTCTTTGTGATATCTTAATTCATTCTCCCAAAATAAATCCTCAACCTCCTCAGGATACTTATAGAAATCATCAATGATATACACTGGTGACCCTTGCACGTGTGAAACCATCGGTGGGTGAGTATTGAATTCAAACATAGTGTAGGTATGTGGTTATCATATACTTGTCATCATCTGCTGCTAAGTCTGTATATGGATACTGCCATGAAGATGGAAACAACATTATCCTACCTGTCTTTGCAGATACTTTATAGTCTAACGTGTCAAAGTATACTCCTTCATCGGTATCGTTTAAGAATATAACAAAGGTTGCAAACCTCCTAGCAGACTCATAGTTACCTACATCAATGTGAGTGGGGAAACTATCCCCTTCTTCTGCCACGAATTTATGCATCTTGATTTGCTCAAGACGGTTTTCTGTTGGCCAATACTTATCTACCTTGACTTCCATAGCATACTGCTGTGCACATGCTTTGATTGCCATGATAGATTCAGACTGCACCACACTCCAATCATGGTCTTTATCTTTCTCAGACCTCTCAGTTATATTAAGTGATGACATCTGTGGTTTTTCCAGACGGACTACTGCCTCGTCTTTGTTAAACAACTCTATAGCATTTTTACAGACATTAGGGTCAACTATATCGTCGTAAACCTTGACGTATTCTCTAAGTTCCATAGGTAAATTCTTTCTTGGCAGCATCATCGAGTTGCTGCATTACTCCTTCGGTGAAGTATTTGTCAGGGTTGGCAAGAATAGCAGAAGGATAAACGGAAGATTCACCAACAACAATCCTATTGCCCCGCTTCTGGAAGACTCCATACTTTTCACCCAACTCCAATAGTCCGTAATACTTGTCAAGTCCACGCTCGTCATAGAAGAGTCTAGTTGTAATAAGTGCATTTTCCTTTGTTAACCTCGACTTAGCTGTTTTGCATTTTATTAAATTACCAATCACTTCTTTTCCATCTTTCTCCTTACTCTTGGAAAGATAGATGATTGTGCTTGCAGCGTATTTAAGACCACTGCCTCCACCCATTTCTTTTGTAGGTATATAAGCACCCACTACATCATATGTATGATTAGTGACAAGTAGAGGGACATTTGCTTTGCCTAATTTAAGTGTCAACACACGGAAAATTGACTTAACAATTTGTGCTCTAGTCATGTCTCTTGTTTCTTTCCCTGCCTCAGCATCTTCTACTTCTTTAGTAGTAGATAACATACCAAGAGAGTCTAAAACAAACATCATAGGTTTGCGTTGCTCCTCAGGTTGTGACAGATACTTGTCAAGAATCTTTAGTGACTGAGTGCGAAACTCCTGCACTGTAGTGACAGGCACAACAACCATACGATTGGCATCGATGTTACGAGACTCAATCATTTCTTTTGATATTGCAGACTCAGATTCAAAGTAAATTACTCCTGCGTCTGGGTCTTTCTCGAGATAGTGTTTAACTATACTCAAACAGAAAAATGTCTTACCAGTGGAAGACTCACCCGCAATAGCAGTGATTTTATTAGAGGGAATACCACCATAAATCGACCCAGATACAAGTCCATTAAAAATGTAACTACCTGTGTCTACGAATGAGGACGTATCCTGCTCGTCTGATACTACTGTTGCATATTCATTGCCAATTTCTTTGACAATATCTTTTAGAAAACTCATTTCCATCTCAATGTTTTTAAATATTTTAGCACGTCATCTCTGACGTCCATAAGCTCTTGATAACAATCTTGATTGCGAGCACATTGACGAAGTTTCTCGTCAGGTTTCCAGACAGACTCTGTAAATAAGTCTACTCCACGATTCCATTTGTCTTTTGATTCGTCTAGCTCCATAGTGCCTCCAATGTGTTGGTTTTTTCTGCGTCCCATCCAAGAGTGTCAAGTATTACTTGCAACGGTTGAAGGAAACTTTTATTGAATTGTAAGTCATAATCAATACTTCCATTCAAACCCAACTCAGGTGGTAATGTTTGAAAGAATGAGACTACATTCTCATTGATTTTATTGGGGGTGTTAAGCATGACATACTTTACCTTCTCACCTTCTTGGATGAGAGGATACTTATGTGTCAACTTCTTCTTCTTGACCCAATAGTTATACAGTAGAGCACCACGCACGTGCATGGGACATCCTTTACCATATATTGTAGCAGGGGATGAATTCTTTGCAATGTTATTACAACCACGAGGGAATGCTATTTCCTCAGGTGTCATTGATTCAAACCTCTGTCTAAATTTATCAATGTAATCCTGCACATCGGACTCATTTCCTGACATGATGACATTTAGTGCCTCTTTAATAGCACTTCGACACGGAGCAGGAGTTGATGACTTGACTGCTTCAATGCCCATCATCTTTAGTTTAGGCTCAGCATACTGGACACCTTCGCTATTCCACACATTTAGAATGTAACGTTTCTTAGCAGTCCAGATACCCTTGTTGGCAATGTTTTCTCTTTTCATTACCATCTTCTGAGCATAAGCATTTACATAGGAGGACAACTCTTGGTAAGAACTCTCAATATACTTTTCAAATTCCACCTGACACACCTTGTCAAGGAACCGCACAATGCTCTCACCATCCTTCTCTCGCTCCTTGTATACAGCTTCAACCAGAGGACCCAAGTTGAGGTAGATACTATCAGTATCAGAAGCAATAACGTAATCATAATCATCTGTCTTTAGTAGTTTATTAAGATAAGTATTCATCTTATTTTCTATCCATCGGATAGATACCTGACCAGACAATGTGATTGCCTCAGCGTTGGCAAGATTGTAATACCTAAAGTATTGGTTACCGATAGCACCATAGGCAGAGTTGAGTTGAATCTTCCTTGCCATTTGAATGTTATTAAACTTAGAGATATCTCTCCTCAGTTTATCGGTTGGGGACTTCTCATACTCCTGCTTGGAGGCAAGCATTCGTTTCTTGTAGATAGTCCTTTCATCGTAGATTCTCTGCATAATCTCTGGTAGGAAACCATGAATGTCTCTACGATACTGTGCACCATTGGCACAGACAGCATAGTCACCATCAATATCTACTTCTTGATTGAGCAGTTTATCTACAGTAACTGTAGGGTGACGCTCATCAACTAAGGTTTCTGGTGAGATGTTGTATTGCATGATGAGATGAGGATATAGAGAGTTAAGGTCAAAACTAACAACCCAATCGTACATACCTGGCTGAGGCTCTTTAACATACGCTCCTGCATACTTCTCATCTTTCTTAGTTGACTGACGAGGTGGCACGACAATGTTTCTCTTCTTCAAGTCATTGTATATAAGAGTATCCCACATACGGACTTGAGAATATACATCCTCGAAGTTTACTTTGGCATCGAATGCCATAGTAACTGCCAACTCAATGAGTTTCATCTTGTCTTCTAGTTTGTCAACCAGATTCACGTCATGGATGTTGTATTCCACGAAGCGTTGCCAGTCTGACGTATAGAAGTCTTTGAAGTTTTCATAATCACTATGGTCAAGTTTCTTGTCATCCAATTCAACCATAGCGATATGGTCTAGGCGATAAGATTCTTGGTTTGTATATGTAAACTTCTTATAGAGGTCTAGGTAATCAAGAATAGAAATACCTACTAGGTCATAGGCAATCTGTTTTCTACCTTGCACAACAAACTCTCTGTCGATAACCCTATTCCAAGGGGACAAAGACTTCTTCCACTTCTCACCTAGCACACGCTCAATGCGTCTACAGATATATGGAATGTCATACAGGTTATTATTCCAACCAGTGATGATGTCAGGAGTGTTATCAGACCACCACTTGTGGAAGTCTTGCAACATTTCCTGCTCTGTCCAGAAGACACGATACTCTACACCTTCGGGAGGAGTAAACTCCCTTGTGCCCCAAGTAATAATCTTCTTGGTATTGAAGTCTTTAATAGTAAGGCACAACATT